CGCACGAGATTGATGGCCTCGAGAATCGGCGCGATCATGATGCGAAACCCCGCCGCCACAGCATTGCCCACCGCTCGAGCAGCACCCCCAAGAGAGCGGAAAAACCCGATGATCTTCTGGACGGCAGAGATCACTTTGTCAGTGACCGTCAGCGTTACCTTGAGAATCCCCATCCACACCTTCCAGATGGTTCCGTAAAGCAAGAGCTCCCACTTGACAAGGACACCGAGAACCTTGGCGAGAAAACCCAGCGCCGTCTTCACCTGGTCGATCGTCTTTTCGTGGCGCCGGAGAATGGCACCGAGATCGGCCCAAGCCTTACGGGCGGTCTCTGCTGCCTGTTGCATCCGGGGCCCAAGCCACTTCATCAGGCGCTGTAAGTAGGGGATGGCCTTCTCGGTCAGGTCCCCGAGGAAGTTGTTCATGCGCTCACGGAGTATTGCCAGTTGGCCTCCGAAGGTCTGCCCAGCAGCCTTGGCCGAGCCTCCGAACTCCTTTTGGAGCTCCTTGAGGATGATCTTTTGGGCGCCCATCGTGTCGTCGGCCTCGGTGAGCTTGAGGATCATCTTCTCCTGCTGGTCCGTGAACTGGACGCCGATGCGGGTTAGCCTCGAGAGACCCTTGGCGGGGTCATTCAGAGCCTTGCCAACCTGAAGCGCGGCAGAAGTCATGTCCATACCCATCGCCACAGCGAGGTCCTGCGTCAGCTTCGTGGTCTGGTCGAAGACGTCGTTACCCTTGCCCGCCTCGTTCCTGATGTTGCGGAACGTGAGCAGGAGGTTTTCGCCGGACTTGATCGCTTCGTCGTCCATGCCCGACTTGAGCATGAGCGCGTGCCCTAGCTCCTCAACGTGCTTGGCCGAGACGTTGGCCACCCCGCCCGTCGACTTGATCACGGCGTTGGTCTGAGCCGCCACCTTGGCGCCGGAGTTGTATTCGTCCCAGCCGATCTTCGCCGCCTTGCCCACGGCGTACATACCGGCAGCCACACCACCAACGAGAGCCGTCTTGGCGATGGCCCCAAACTTTGATGTCCCCTTTTGCGCCTGCCCTAGAGCACGCTGGTAGGAGCTCGCATCGCCAACGATCTCGACTTCGATCCGCCTAGCTATTTTGGGCCTCCCCTAGCTGGCGGTAGGCGTCTGCGATCTGCTCGAGCGACAGGTCCTCGATCGGAACCATCACACCGATACTTCCGAGGGCGGGAGTCCAGTAGGCTGCTGGCTCTCGGGGTCCGACCCATTCTTCCTCTGGGGTCCGAAAGGGGTCTCATCCTCCTCAACGTCTCCGAGCTCGAACAGGTCGTAGTCCATGATCTCATCCGCAATCATCGTTGCCGGCTTGTCCGGGTTCTCACGACGGAGCCCAACGAAAAGCAACACCATCAGGCGAGCGGAATCCGAGTCGTTGAGGCCGATGCCCAGCGCCTTCTCGCCTTCGTGCGTCTGGCGAAGCGGGGCACGGTCGACCACGACCTCCCTGCCTTCGTACTTAAACTTGATTACAGCCATCTAAAACCCTTCCTTCCTTCCTAGCCAATCCAAGAGGTCTTCCACTTCGTTCACGATCTCGTCCTCGTGGTCGTACATCGCCCCGATCAGGTGGCCCATCTGCAAGCCCCCGAAGTTGGGATGCGTGCCCGTCTTCTTTCGCTGCGCCTGCCTGACCACAACACCCTTCATCGTCGGGTAAGGCTTGATCGTCCCGGTCGAAGCGCCGGCATAGCGGTCGATCCGTCCGCGGGCGTCAGCAGCCACGGGCTCTGCAAGCTTCCGTAGCTCCTCCTTTACCTCGCCCACCACGGAGTCGTCTATCCGCTTGAAGGCGCGGTTTACCTGCTGGAGCCCGTGCAGCCTGACGGTCGCAGCCGTCCGAGCCATTACGGAACCTGGAGCTGTACTACCGCGTAGGTAACTCCTGCGGTCGCAGAGGGCGTGACCGTGCCGAGACCGGTCGTCGGGTCGGCGTACAGTGTGGGGTCGAGCGGGCCGATCACAAGCCGCCCCGTGGTTGCCCCGATCGTCGGCGCCGGGTCAGGCACAGCGAGCCCGCGGTACGTGCCCGGCGTGCTCATCGTGATCGTCCTGGTGGCTGCGTTCGAGTTTTCGACCAGGAGAAACGAGCGCAGGTCGGGCGTGAAGGTATCGCTGGCCGCTGCCGCCGTGAGCGAGTAGGCCAGGCCGTTGACGCTACTGGGTTGTGTCGCCAGGAGCGCCATTACGCCGTCAGCCTTTGGATGCCGGTCTGCGAGGCGTTGCGGAAGGTTGCGTTGGTCTCGAGTGCCGCGCCCACGTCACCCTGAAGCGGCGAGTAGTCGCCCATCATCCGGGACGTCATCACCCAGCCTGGGTTGGTCGCGGAGCGAGCGGCGTTGGTGCGCCGGACCTCCACTGTAAAGGTGCTCGAGCCATCCGAGAGCGGCCAGAGGGTGGCGTCAACCGAGCCGGCGGCCTGGCTCTGAAAGAAGGTCACGTTGATGGTGGCGTCCCTGATCCCTGCGGCGTACTGCATCATCGAGTCGCCAAAAGCCGTGACGTCGACCTCGGGTGTCGAGGTTGTCACCTCAGCTGCGTGCGCCTGGTTGGACAGGTCAACCCCGTTTACCAGGACGTATCCGTTAGTCCATACCTCCTTGGCCATCAGACAACCTCCTCAAAGTCGGGCGCGGCCAACGCGGGATGCTCGCCGGCGTAATGCTCTGCGAGCGTCTCCTGTTTCTGAAAGTGGGGCACGTCGGCCTTCTTCACCGACTTGTCCTCGGAACAAGCGGGGCAAGGGATGCGAGGCGTGATCTCCTCGAGGTATCCGGCCTGAACCAGCGCGGCGAAGTCGTAGGGCATCTCCGTGACACCAGAGACCTCATCGCCCTTCGAGCCCAGCGCAAAGTCCATCAGCACTCGATACCGCCTTGCCATTCCTCGCCTTTCCTAGGTGCTACTCCACGCTTACTGTAACCACCCAATCGGACAGAAGTAGCCCCATGTTGGAGGAGGTGACGATGACCCTGGGCTCAAGCACCTCGGAGCAGAAAACATCCGAAGCAAGCCCGCCCAGCGTCTTGTCCGACTCGACCGCACGACACACCGATCGCTCGCCCTTCTCGTCCAGGAGCTCGTCCAGGAGGATCTGCGGGCCGATGTCCGTCGTCAGGGCAACGAACGCCTGCACGGTAAAGGTGTAGTCCGTGTCTCCCTGAAAGGCTTGGTGATACTTGGCCGCTGGGGGCAGGATGTGGATGCCCGGTGGGGTCGGGTTGGCCAGGGCGTAGCGCGACACCTGGATGTCCGGAATCGTCTTGAGGTTGTCGCGCAGGCCGGCGCGAAGATCACCAACTACGCTCATGCTCCGCGTACCAACGTCGCAGGGCTTCGACCTTCTCCAAGTACGCCATCAGCGCGACCCAAAACTCCTCGCAGAGCCGGTCCATCATCTTGGCTTCGTAGACCGCCATCGCTCATTCGATCATGGGGGTGACCTTGTACCCCGCGAGCAGGAGGTCGACCTGCGGATCGAAGCGACCGATACGGATCTGTGGCCCGTCCAGCGACGTGGCCAGGATTCCGAAGGGTGCCTCCCGAGCTCGGCGCAAGAGCTGGACAGCGATGATGAGCACGGCCTCTTTGATCTCGGGCGGAGCCGTGGCGTAGCCCCAGTCTGCGGTGATGGAGACCGCCTGGGGAGAGCGGGTGAACCGCTTGCCGTTGAGAATGCGGATTGTGTCGCCGCCGTCGACGTAGTAGTCCGTGCCCTGCACCCACGCCGTCCCCTCCTGGGTAAAGGCGGTGATGTTGGAGATACGGCCCACCCGGAGATAGACATCGGAGACGGGAGTAAAGAGGCGGGTGGTCGCAGCCGAGAGCGTGAAGGGCCCCGATCCGGTCATGTCGTCCACGACATTAGAGGCGGACTCGAGGGCTCGAGCGATGTCCTGGTCTGCAAAGGCTTCTCCGGAGAGGGAGAGCGTGTCCTTCATCTCCTCCACCGAGACGTACTGGTTAGTGACCGGAGCATGGGCCCGGACCTCCACCAAGAACTCGGGCGTATCCTCGTACTGACCTCCCGCGGTGACCCTCCACCAGGCTACGTAGAAGCCAGATGTGTCCACATCGAGCGCAGCCCAGTCGTAATGAACGAGACCCGAAGCGGGCGTGTCGACCACCGCAGCTGCGTCCACCTTGAGCGTGGACGAGGACACCGAGCGCATCTGGAGCTTCACCGTCGCGCCGGTCAGGTTGACGGGAACGCCGTCCGTGAGGATCTGCCCCGTCAGCGGTGGCTGGCGGTTGTCCTTGTAGTGGACGATTACCTCATCCATGCCTTAGCCGCCTCTCGTAGACCTCGGCAAACTCCAACCAGCGGCCCGTGCTCTGGCAATAGTAGAGAGCGGCGAGATAGACCCACGGATGCCGCCAAAAACTCGGACGCTTATCCATCGACACCCATTCTGCCACCCGTGGCGGAGGTCAACTCTCGTTCCGAGCTCCGGGCGAAGACCCTGCCTCCGTAAGTGGCGTCCACGTTGCCGGCTCCGTTGACGTCCATACGCCCTCTGTTCCTCGAGGTGAAGGGCAGGAAGATGAAAGCGGAGGGGATGATGACGGTAGGGGCGGGAGCCACACCCAGCCCGAGGGCAGGGAGAGGGAACACGACCACTCGAACCGCTGCGGTTGGCGTGACTCCCAGGGCCACACTAGCACCGACCACGATGGACTTCCCGGGGGTCGCGGGAGG